TATAGACAATATAGGAGGTGCGACATGATTGAAACGAACGAAAAAATAAGGATATTGTTAAAACGAAAAAATATGACGGTTACAGAGCTGTCTGAAAGGGTTGGAACAACACGTCAGAATATGACGAACAAGCTTAACAGAAATAATTTTTCGGAAAAGGATTTGAGGGAAATTTCTGGGGCATTGGGATGCGATTTGGTACTTTGCTTTAAAGACAGGGAAAGTGGGGAGGTTTTATAGCACGCATACTGATCTATAAGGGCTTGTGGTTGCAGGCCCTTTCGGGTACAGTCAAACCAATGCGAGCGATCATAATTACAGGGTATCATGAATATTTTCAGGGTATCTGGGAAATTTATTGACAAATAGGTAGCTTAATGATAGTGTATGAGTGGTTATATGGTACCTATAAGTTATCAAATAGAATGATATAAGCTACTAAAACGCTACTTAATAAGGAGGTATCCCAAATGGCAAAAATTCCAGTAAAAATAGATGAAGATATCATGGATTTCATCAAAACTGACGCTGCAAAAAATTATCGGAGTGTAGCCGGACAGGTTAATGCTGTATTGGATCTATGCAGGCAGGCCGGAGGTTATATGGAGCTACTTAGATTAATACAGAGAGCTGAGACAGTGACAGAGCAAACCGCCACCAAAGTAGGGAGCAGAGGCCGGAAGCGCACCAGACCGCAGAAGATTGACTGGAGCGGCCTGCGTGGTGGTTGCGAATGTGCAGTGATTTTGCATAATATTGACGATGACAAGGCATTGATCGTAAGAACGGACGACTTCTTCAATGATATAAGCTGGGTTGTGGAGCAGCTTAGATCTGGCAGATTTTCGCGTTCAGATGTACAGGCAGATTATAGTGACAAATGCTGTAAATTTGCGGTTTTGAGCGGTTTTGGTGAGACTATTGAGGAGGTCAAGAACAACTGCGAGGCATCCGAATTTTATGATGGAATTTATGATTGCACTGGCAGCGCTAAGGTTTCTAAAGATTCACAGCCACAGGCGACAGATCTGCCAGAGACTGACCAAAGCATTCCAACAGTCACCGATGTACTGTCGATTGACTGGGATACGATGCATCATCAGCAGACGCTCAGAAAATACCTGACTATCTGCAAAAATCCAGAGGTGAGGGAAATTGCAGAAGCTTATATTGATGAGCAATTCTCCCCAGAGGATGAGATTGAACCCGAGACTATCTTTGCAGAGGACGCAGCCATCATTATGGATAGGTTCTGCAGAAAGTACCGCAAATAGCGTTTAGGGTACTTCAATACTGCACCTTGCGAAAATAGGGTATTTTCACCCTCAAATACCCTGAAAAAATGGCAGATACCCTATAATTTTTGAAAACAGGGTATCGAGGAAAGCCAGTAACCATGCGGGTTTAAGGCATGTTTTTATTACAAATACCCTAAATACCTTAAAAAATATTTATAGGTACGTATGAGAAAATTAAAAAAAGTTTTTTTATTTTTATTTTTTACCTAGGCCCCTTAAAAAATAGGGAGGTATTTTGGGTATTTGAGGTATTTAAGGCGGAAGAGTGTTGAAGAAGTTGAACGTTTTGGCTGCTGAAGGATATGATCACCCACCAGAGGTGAGGGGCTGGTTTTCCTTGGTGGGAATTTCAACTTTCCGGCGCCGATAATTGTTGAGGCGGAAAGTGAAGCTCTACTTCGGTGATATTTTTACTTTTAGCGGACAGATTATTTAAAAATTTGGTATTGCATTTTCGCTGCCACAGATATATAATACAGTCAAGTCATACAAGTGATTGAAAAAATCAAATCCGATGGACGTTGGTCGGAAGTCGCAAGTGAATACATTAAATCCGGCGAGGTCCCGCTGGGTTTGCAATTAAATACATTAAATCCGGCAAATTCCCGCCGGTGTGAGAATGAGCTCGGGAGGCTCCAGTTAATAGCTGGGGTCTCTTTTTTGTTTGGTGGGATTAGTGGGATAGACGGATTGTTTCAAGGGGGTGAGATATTGGAGAAAAAAGATATGGAGCAGGCAGGGAAAGAGATTGTGAAGCGGAAGGGAAATGGCAAAAATAGCCCTGTTATTGGTGGCAATGGCGTGGAGCCAATCAATAGAGAAGAGAATGCTCTGTTCTGCCAGTATGCCCTTGATATGTTCCATGCGCCGGAGGTTGACTTGAATGATTCTGAGGCAGTTGCTGCAGCAATAGACGGTTACTTCAAATACTGCATTGACCGTGAGCTGCGTCCTGGGAACCTGGGATTGTACGCTGCTTTGGGGCTTTCTAAGCAAGATGTGAGCAATGCGATTAACGGATATAGCGGAAAACTAAGGCCATCGACCATAGACCTCATTAAAAAAGCAAAGCAGGCTTTAGCCACATATCGTGAGCTTCTGGGAAGCCAGGGCAAGCTGAATCCGGTGACATTGATCTTCTGGCAGAAGAACTACGACGGATTGAAGGACCAGCAGGATATTGTGCTGACACCCAACACGGGCATACAGCAGGAGCGCACGACGGACGAGATCGCCCAGAAAGTGCTGGAAGACATACCGCTGGACGACGACAACTTAGACACAATTTGATGCAGTTGTCAGATAATATGGGGCAAGTAGAATGTGTGGACTGCGATAACGACAAATATGCAATGAGAAATACTGCATATGTAGTGAAAAACAGGGACATTTTGTAACTGTTCGCAAAATAACAATTTCACGAATAGTTGGAAGGCCTGAAAAGTGGCCCTGGGAGAGGAGAAATGGGAGCCCCCGGGAGGGGGTCTATGGGTAGACGTCCGGCGGCCTACTTACCCCTCTAACCAACGAAAAAATAAAAAAGGCTCTTTGTGCTACTCAAAAAAAAATTTCTCAAAAAAACAAAAAGGAGGTACTCCTTATGGTAAATACAGAACCGCTGATAGAAGCTATAACCATATTGAGAACAAATATCATAGATAACCAGGATATCTATAATGGATTTATCGCCAGCATTGAATCTGCCATTCATGAAGCCAAGCCTTATACGAAGGAGCATAATCTGGCGGTGGCTATTTTGAACAGAGTAGTAGGCATTGAAGGAGGGGAGCAGAGCTTATGATGGTTTTTAAGTATTTATTGGCTGCGGTCAATTTCTTGCTGTTTTTGATTATGGCCTTGATTACTATGGCTGGCGTCAAGAAAGATGATGAAGCTACAAAATGGTTACTGTTGGCGTTTAGTTTATTACCGGCAGCAAATATGGTGGCTATTTTGGGATAAAGAAGGAGTATGGAGATGACAGAGAAGAAAAACAAATGGAAAGTAGCGGTAATAGGTGTAGTTATCGTACTGGCGGTTGGGCTTCTTGGAGTGTTTGTAGTTCAGCACTCACGAAATAAGGCAATAAGGTTGGAAGAGAAGGTTCAGTCGGCCTTGTATAATATCAAGGCTCAGGAAAAGAAGCGTGTAGATCTGGTATACAATCTGGCCGATTGTGTGAAGCAGTATGATAAGCATGAAGCAGAAACTCTGGCCGCCATTGTGGAAGGGCGTGGTTCAACAGGTAATATTGAAAATGTTACAACAGCAATCACGGCAGTATCAGAAGCATATCCTGAATTGAAGTCCAATGAAAATTATAAAGACCTTATGAGAAACCTGACTACGCTGGAAAATGAAATTTCTCAGTCAAGAATCAACTATAACAACACCGTAGAAAAGTATAACCGTTATGTAAAAGGATTTCCTGCGAGAACTTTTTTAGAAAAGGCAGGGTACGAGGTGACGACCTATGAAAGATTGGAATTCGACGCACCGGTCACGGCGCCACAGGGGTTATTCGGCGAATAGTTTTAAAATAACCGGAAGGGAAATCTTGCTGAGTGTGCCGATGGTGATTATTCTGATTCTGGTGGGTCTGTGGATCTCCGGGGTTATTGAAAGTCATATAGATGATAAAAATGCGGAATATTATAGTGCAGTACAGATCACGGATCCGGACATGTTCGAGTTTAATATGCATACAAACGTGGGAAATGCTTTTGTTTATGGCGACCTGAGGGCTGTTGATACGGTTTCTTACCCGGATATTCCTGGAGAGTATATGAGCCTGAGAAAGGTCACAGAAAAGTATACAATGCATACCAGAGTGGTTACAACAACAGATTCAAAGGGACGGAGCCATTCCCATACGGAAGTATATTATAGCTGGGATTATGCTGGAGAGGAAGAAAAACATTCGGAAAAGTTGGATTTCATGGGGATCCAATTCGACTTTTCAAAATTCAGTATGCCGTCTCAGGATTACATAGATACAGTATATGACTCACGTACAGTCAGACAAAATTATTATGGGAATACCACCGAATACACCGGTACAGTTTATACAGAATTGAGAAATGGAACGATATCGGATTCAAGTAAATTTTATGAGAGTATGAGCATTGATGAGGCCATAAAGCATTGTACATCAAATGCGTGGATATATGTGTTTTGGGTATTTTGGATAATTTTCGTATCTGCAGCAGTTATTGGATTTTATGCCATAGATAATAAATGGCTGGAATAAAAACAGGAGAGAATATGCTGATATTCACATTTGGGATTCTTCACTTCGAGCTTTGCTGGAAGATAATTGATCCAGTAGCGGAAGTGATTGTGATCATAAAGAGAAAATCGTCGTTGCTTACAAAAGTAGGCCGGTCTTTTAAATGCGATGATTCACTGCATCCAGAGTGAGGGTGCTATTGCATGTGTATCTTGTTTGGGCTATCGCCAAGCGGTAAGGCACAGCACTTTGACTGCTGTATTCGCTGGTCCGAATCCAGCTGGCCCAGCTCGGTTTCTAACTTTTAGAACCTCCCCCATCTAGCCTGAAGTGGCTGATTAAAGGCGTCTCAACGGCGCCGGATGGGTTCGGTGCTGCAGAGTAATGGCTGTTGTACCGTACCCCCCTCAAGACCATTACAGCAAAACCAGCTAACGGTAGTAGAAATCTTGCGTGATATGGCCAGGAGCGTTACATATGGATGATAGAACCAATGGCCAGCAGAATGTTCTGCGGAGCAGGTGATCTTGCACTGTCGCACATGCGTTTGGGCTGTGAGCTCAGTTGGTTAGAGCAATCGGCTCATATCCGGTCGGTCCCAGGTTCGAGCCCTGGAAAGCCCTCGCGGCGTAAGACGATATAGGCT